GCTTCGTTGCCGGGTTGGCGTTGATGTAGGCTGGGTCTTTTAGGATTTGCTGCGCCGTCGCCATAACCGCCCTATTTCAGAAAAGGATTGGACGTATCTACGCCATCAGCAACAATCCCGCTGCCTTCGGCCATGTCGCGGGTCACGAACTGGGCCTTGCGGGCCTTCATCAGCCGCAGGATTTCCTTGGCGGCGGCCAGTTTAGTAGCCGGCGGAGTACGCGAATTGGCAAGATTACCCGCCGCGTTGTTGTACGACGCGGTATCCTTGTCGGACTGCGGTCCCTCGAACCGTGGGACCATCTTGAGAACCTTGTCGTAGATAGGCGCCAGCGCCCCGAGAGCGACCGAGCCTTCTGAAGCCCCGCCGTATAAGGCCATGCCGAAATCGCGCGCCGTGCCTATGCCCGAACCAGTCGCCGTCTCAATCAGGCCGCCGGGCTTGGTAGCCCGCTCCAGCTCTGAGATGGTGCTGTCTAGGTCTTGTTTCATCTGCGTGCGCTGGGCGCCCGTCTTTTCGAACGTGGCGCTGGGCTTGCCTGCGCCCTTTACGGTGTTGACGAGCCCGCCGAACTTGTTGAACTGCCTGATGGTGCCGTCCGCAGCCGTAACGGTGTTAGCCACTACGTTGGGGTCGTTCTGCAAGTCCTGGCCGCGCATCGTTACCGCGCGCGCCGCCGCCGCGTCATTGGACGCCCGTATATCGCCCGGCGTCATGGTTACGGTGCCCGTGCTGCCGGGGACAACAACGGCGGGGCCGCCGCCGTAAGTCGGCGTTGCGAGCTGACGGATGCTGCCGCCGAGGTTTTGGTTCGTGAAGGTCTGCGCCAGCCGGTCCTTGGCGTCCAGCAGCCCGCGCACGGTCCCCATCTGCCACGCCTCGAAACTGGGGGCCGCCTGCAAGGATTTTATTAGCCCGTCAGCTTTGGCTTGGTCGATGTCCCCAAGAGCCAGGTGCTTCTGGATGCCCGCAACCGTATCTTCCAGCGAGGTGTAAGCCGTGATGTCCTTCAGGGCCGCGTCGATCTTTTTGCTCTGTAGTTCGAACTGCTTACCCTGCAAGTCTACGTTAGCCGCCCGCGCCTTGGTTAGGCCCTCTAGGATGCCCGGCCCGGTGAGCGGGGCCGCGCGCAGGATCATGTTCTGCGACTCCGGCGTGGCCGGGTCGAAGCCGGGCTGCGTCACAAGCTGGGCCAGCGCGTTCTTCTCGGCCACGCCCGACCTGTATTCGTCCATCTTAGCCAGCGCGCCCATCATGTTTACGCGGTTCATGGTGTTGCCCGCGTAGTCCGGTACGGCCATTGGGCGGATGCCAAGCGCAAGGCTATTGTCAGCCATGTTAAGGAGTTCCTTTAGAATTTAACCATCGGCGTGGAGACGACGGGCGTACTATAATAATTCGCAAGCGCATCGTTCAGTGGCTTGTTCTGGTAGTAGCTCGATATGTTGGACACGCCAGAATTGATGGCGTTTGCCGCGCCAACATAGCCAGACGCGGTAGCCTCGCCCCGAGCTTGCTGCGCGGCGGCGGTGTTAGCCCCGGCAGTGCCCGCCGCGCCAACCATCGAACCCGCCGCGCCAGCACCGACATCCGTCAGCCCCCGCAGCATATTATACCGCGTGTCGCGTTGGGCGATGTAGCGGTTGAAAGCGTTCTGATACTCCTGAGACGCCAGCCCCTGCGCGTAGTTGAGCGTACCCTTCATGGCCGAGCCGGACAGCAAGCCGCCCCGCGCTGCTGCCGAGCGTTCGAGCGCCTTCTGGCCCTCGGCCATACGGAAGCCATAGCCAGGGTCGGCGGCGAAGGTTGAGGGGTCATAATCCTTCATTAGTGAGCCGTAGCCCGCCGAGGCACTGTCCCCAGCAACGCCTAGCTGCCGGGCAAGTTCGTTTACGCCGTAGGCTCCAGCCGTTGTGTACGGTTCTGCGATCTTCTGCTGAGAGGCAAGCGTGTTTGCGGCAGTCTGCGCCTGTTGGTTGGCGGCGCTTTCCTGCGCGGACGCGGCTTTACTAGAACCATAAAGGCTGACGCCGGCTCCAAGGACAGCCGAACCAAGTATGGCGGTGGTGGCGGAAATACCGAAGGTCATGACAGCGCCTCTATAAGCGGAGATTTCAACGTATTATTTGGCCCAAACACGCTTGCGGGATCGTCTTCCACCAACTCCCACTCGGCGTCTTCGACCGTTGTAACATCAGTCCGATGAAACGTCATGCACAAAACATCCGTTTGCGCGTAGACCGCGCGGCGCGTCCCCGGCACGCTGCAAACCATTTGTGGACCAACCATATTTTGCGGGCCGTCGTTCGTGGTTACCAAGAGCGTGCCTGACGCAACAAAAAAGAAATGTTCTTTCTTATGGACCTTGCCGATAGCCAAAGTGCCGGCGTTAAAGAACACTTCGCGGCAATACATCCCGCCGTGAAAAGTGCTTTTAGTTTGTAAACTAATTTGTTTCATCTTAAGCACTTCGTGCTTAAGCGCGTCAATGTCGCCCGCCATGTCGAGCGCCGGTGCTGACGACGGGAGCGGGACGACCTCACCCATTAGCTAATAACCCGCCCGTTGGACCGGATGTTGATGGCCGTGGCAGTTCCGGCAATGGTGCTAATAAAACCCGATACCGCCAGTGTCTGCCCCACGATTTCCGGGAAGGTGTACGTCTCGCCCGCCAGCAAGGTCTTGGTCTTGACGATCAGGTTCTGGTTGCCTGCCGTGTCAGCCGACGTGACTAGGTTGACGCTCAAGGTAGCCGGGCTGGCGCTGTAGTTGGTGGCTGTGAACTTGTCGATGATCGTGGTGACGCCCGTGGACGTGTACTGCGTCGTCTGGGTGTTTTCCGCGATCTTCGCGGGGATTAGAACTACAGTGGAAATGGTCATGGTTGCTCCTAAATCAGACCGGACCAGCTACCGGCGGCCTTTACATAGATGTGCGTGCTGGCCCCGCCGTCGTTGCGGAAATAGTAGTCACCGTTCGACCCCAGCGCGTTGTCAGGCGCGCCCGTTCCGCCCCACAAGCTATTTTGCGCCGTGGTGCCGGACCCGTTGTCCGACAGGGCGACCCGGCTGGTGCGCGTTACTTCGGCGTCGGGCACGAACTGCAAGAAGTTGATATACCGGACAGCGGACACGCTTGGCGTGCCAAGGACCGCCGACACCGTGGCGTTAGCCGCCGCGCCGCTCGAATCATACCGCGCCGCGAACAACTGGTAGCTGGTCGTCAGCGCCATCGTCGTTGTAGCCGACGTGGACCCGGTGCCGCTCAACGAGAGGTTGACGTTGCAGGCGGTGCTGGCCTTGGCGTAGCAGTACAGCGTGCCGGCAGCCGCAGGCAGGAACTCGCCAATGCGGAACTGGCCGGTAGTGATGTTGGTGCCGTTCCACGACCCAATTGCGACGCTGCCAAGCGCGTATGGCAGCACCAGCGCCCCCGGGATGGACAGCGTGGTGTCGGTGAAATCGTTGGAATAGGCCGTGGTCGCCGCGCCATCCGGGTAGGTGCTGACACCGGGGACCAGCAAGGTGCGCTTGTTGCGGTAGCGCGACGACGGGTTGGTTTCCAGCCAGTCGCCGTTCACGCCACCCGCGTTGCCGATGAGCGTGGTGTCAGCTTCGATGACCGGCGGGGACAGGCTAAGTTCCGCGCCGGTCGTGATCAGACCATAGGTGATCTTGTTGCTGTTGCCGTAGCTGGTGACCGGCGTGTAAGTTGGCGTGTTGCCGACGTAAATATCATTACGATCAGCCAGAACCAGCACCGTGTTGGCGCTGGTGGTGATGGACTGGAAGCTGTATTTGCAGTCGTCGCCAACCAGAGAGATGTAAGGGTCCGTCGCGTAGATTGGCGTCAACTGAAGGCCGTAGAACGTGGTGTTCAGCCATTCGTTGCGAAAATACTCCTTGCCCGACATGAAGGTGTCGCTGGCGAAATTACCCAGCGGGCCTTCCGAATAGGCGATGGGGAAGTTATGCACCGCCGACGAAGTGCCGTTATTGCTGGCGTACTGTACCAGGCGGCCCCACACCCGCCCCGGATGGATAGAAAAGTCACCCCACTGGCACAGGTTATGCCCGTAAAGCGAGACGCCGACTTCGCCTGTGGCCGACGCCGAGAACCGCAATACGCTGATCTCGTCGGCGCTGCCGCCGCCGATCTGCGACGCGCCGTAGGGCGCGATGGAGCAGTTGTCGCCGTTGGTGGTGAAGTCCACCGCCGCCCCGCCGGACGTGAGCGACAACTGGTAGGTCTTGGCCGTATTGTTGCGGTTGATGACATAGTACGGCGAACGCGACGCCAACCCGGCAGGAGTGGTGCAGAACACGCCATCATCGGACAGGACCGCCACGATGGTATCGTTAGCGGGCACGTCGCCCGTGGAGGTCTGCGTTACCGTGTTGGTGGCGTTGTTGAAAGTGACGTGGCGGGCGCCCGGCACGCCGTCGATCCACGCAAAGGACTGACTTTGCGACCGGAAGTTGGTAATCGTCGCGCCGTACATGGCCGGCTGGTTACCCGTATACAAGCCGCACTGGCCGTTATACGCGCCGGTCGTGTAGTAGAAAGTCACGTTGTCGAACTGGAGATACGACGCCCCATCGAACGGCAGGTCCAGCGTGTTCGAATAGTTCTCGAAAGCCAGCCCGGCGTTGCCGACGCGCTCGCCGCAGGGGCCGACACGGAAGGTTGTCGAGCGCACGTCTATGGTGTCGTCCACTTCCACGAAGCCGAAAAAACGCTGCATGTAGGGGGCGATGTAGCCACCTTCGGACGGGTCTTTCCAGTAAAACACGTCAAGACCGGGGCCGCCGCGCACGCGCCCGCCGACCTCGATGTAGTAGCCCAGGCCCGTGATGTCGATGAAATCGCTTTCCACCAGCGTGGTGGTGGGCGGGAAATACAGCGTCGTGAAGCCGCCAGCGCGGGCATTGTCCGCCGCTAGGTTCACCGCGTCAGCGTCGTCCGTCACGCCGTCACAAACAGCGCCCGCCCACTGGACATTGTAGTAGGAATAGAAAACCGGCTTGGCAACTTCGACATCAGTGCCGTCCGGCAGGTACAGCGCGGGCTGCGAGGCGGTGGCCGAGTTGGTCGGCACATAGTCCTGCGTCCAGATCAGGGCGTCGTCGGCGTCCTTCAGGATGATCTTGTAGAGGCCGTCGAAATAGATCGTGGCCTCGCCGCGAGAGTCCAGCACAACCGGGTTGGCGTTCTCGGTGCTGGCCGCCGCCGTGGTGTAGGTGGCCTTGGGCGTGCCCGTACCGACCGAGCCAGCCGCGTAAGTATAGACCTTGCCGCCCACCAACGGGTCGCCGTTGGCGTCGAAGTATTGCTGCTTTGGTTGGGGGTACAGTTCGGCCATAATCTCGCTCCCGCGACAAATTCTGTTATCATAGAACCTACAGCAACGCTACAGCAATGCTACAACAACGCTACGGTACTTGTGCCGAAGCCTAGCGTCTCCGAACGGGTCACGACCGTCACGTTGCCCAGGGCGCCCGAAACGGTCAGGTTTACTTTCACGCTGACTACGTTGGATGCTATGGTTGTGGTGAAAGCCGCCGTGACTGCGTAAGCCCCGGTGGCGAACACCGAGTAAAGCACCGCCGGGGTCGCCCCGATGATGGTCGCCGCCCCGCCGCTGCCGCTCACGCACACAACAACTTCCGCGTAACCGCCTGAAATACCGTAGTTTCCGGTCCCTGCGCCGTACTCGAAGTCCATATAAAACTTGGTCGTCGTCGTGTAGGCTGCGGTGGTGCTAAGGCCGGGGGTGATCGTGGCAAAAGCCACGGCAGAACCGGGGGTTATAACCTTGGTCGTCGGCGGCTGGTTACGGGTGTCGAACCCAAACCCGGTCATCACCGTGGCATAGGAAAGGTCCGAAGGGTCCGCCGTTCCGGCGGTGCTGTTGCCCTTCAGCGTCTTGGTTGTCATCTGCGCCAGTTTGGAATTGGCGATCAGGTTGGATGAAATATCGCCGGCCACCAGAGCCCCGAACGTGGGGGCACCGCCCGCGTTGCCGTGCAAAAGCTGGGTGGTTGTGCCGAGAGAGCCAAGCGCCGCCGGGGCCGCGCCCGCCCCGCCGCCCAGCACCAACTGGTTAGCGGTCAGGGCCGCGCTGGACGCCCAAGTCGATGCGCTGCTGAAGTACGGAACACCGCCCGACGTACCGGCCACGGTAAGCGCTAGGGTGCCGCTGGTGGTGACGGGCGAGCCCGCAACCGAGATCAGGCCGCCGGTAAAACTTTGAGCCACGCTGGTAACAGTGCCGGACCCTGCGCCGCTGGCAGGCATATCCGCGCTTACAAGCGCCCGGAACGTGGGTGCCGCCGCCACGCCGGTAGTTGGACCGGCAAAAATCCTGTTGGCCGTCTGGTTCGCTAACGTCACGTCTAGGCTGCCCGAAGTCGTTATAGGCGACCCTGCCACCGACAAGAACGATGGCACTGTCATAGCAACGCTGGTGACGGTGCCAAGCGGGTTAGCCGACCACTGAAACGCCGCGCCGGACCAATTCAGATATGTGTCCGATATAGTCGGGGCGGCGATGAAACTAGTAGCACCCGCCCCGGTTTGGTAGGGTATGCGGTTGGCCGCGCCGCCCGCCAGATTGGTGGCCGTCCCCACGGTCACGGCGGTGGGATCTGACCATTGCGGCGCGGTGCCGCTGGAGGTTAGGATCTTGGTGCTGGTGCCAATCGCCAATTTGGACAGACTGTCGCCGGAGGTGTAGTACGGCAGGTCGCCAGCCGTCCACGTCGCCAACCCGGTGCCGCCATAAGGCGTCGTCACCATGTTGAGCGCGGCCACGGCCCCCAGCTGGGCGGGCGAGGGCCCGGACAACTGCGCTTGGTCAACCGCAGCCTGTATGGCCGCCGAATAGTTTTGCGGCGTCGGGCCCGACGGCTGCGCCTGTTCCAGCGCCGCCCGTATGGCGGCGTCGATCTCCGGCCACGCCGGGCCAGCCAGTTCGGCGTTCTGCTGGGTAAATTCTAACAGTCCGGCAATGTCCGGCGGGGCCGGGGTATTGAGCAGATCCAGTATGGTGACATCGCTGGTCCCGCCGCCTGTCAGCGTGAACAGGTTCAGCAGGAACATGTACCACTCGCGCGCGATCTGGCCTGTCCGGGGGTCGGTCAGGGGGACGCGCGGCGGTGTGATGTTGGTGATGTTAGGCATTGGTAGGGCTTGCGAACAGTTCGGCGCCCATGATGGCGATCTTCACCGGATCGGTGCCGGACACTTCGTACACCCGGTCGCGTAGCTTCATGGTCATGCCCAGCCGACGCCAGATCACACGGGTGCCGTACTCGCCGATCTTGCCCATCGACACCCAATGCTCGTTCGACCATGTGTGGCCGCCGTCGTCGGACCAGCGCAGGGAGACTTGCGGCGCGGCGCCGTCAATGTAGCCGACGCCGGTCTGACAATCGAGTTGCAGGTTGTGGTGCGCCGTCCGCTTCAAATTGTTCTGCCCGGTAGGCAACGCCCGCCAGGACCGGAGCCACTTCTGGATTTCCCCGTTGTCGGCGTAGGTTTCGAGGCTCAACGTGTAAAGGTTGCCGTTTTCGAAGTCACCCACGACGGCGTTACCCTGCCAGTTGCAATGGCAGTTCGCCCGGTTCCGGATGAAATTGTCGTCGGCCCAACTGGCGCGTTCGTGCCAGGCGTTCGTCGCCACGTCGAACACCCAAGTCGTGTTGGCGCTGGGGAAGTTCAGGACATAGAAGGCATGGCCGTCCTGCTGGTAGGTGTAGGCCACGGCGTCAGTCATATCCGCGTACTGCTGGATCTGCCATTCGACGGCATGCGTGCTGACCCGGACGCCCGTGTAGCCGTTCGCCCGATAGACGATGCCCCGCCCACGCGCGTCGGTGCCAAGCCAAAAGATGCCGTTGTCCAGCTTGGCGACCGAATACGGGGCGACGCAGCCTATCTCGTTGAACGCACCCTGTATGCGGGTAAAAGGGAAGTCCGGCTGCCCGGCGTCGTACCAGACCTCCACGGTGTCGGTGCCGAACACCCAAAGCTCGCGGTGGTCCACCAGGACGGCCACCACGCCGTCAGGGGCACCCTCTGCGCTGGCAAACTCCAGCGGGTCGATGCTGGTGCCGTCCAGCAGTTCCGTCACCCAGATGCGCTGGCTGTCAGGCTCGTTGAAAGTGAAGTAGCCGTCTATGTACCCGACCGTCACCGCACCAGGGAAATCCGGGTCGGTGATCCGGCCAAAAACGCCGGTCGTCTGGTTGTAGATGTAGCCGTCCGGGTCAGTAGCGAAGAAAACCTGTGTGCCGTTGTCCGCGATGGAGACGGGGCCAGTGCCGTTCACCGTGCCGATTAGCAAAGGCGTGCCGGTCAGGCTGGTCAACTTGTAGACCTCGTAACCGGACACGACATAGAACGGCCCGGTGACGGATGAGGGGGCCCACAATCCCCGGATAGGCCCGCGGCCTATCGTCTGCTGGAACTTCAGCCCCGGCGCGCGTTGCAGGAACGCCGGGTCTTTGCCGCCTTCAGAAACCACCTCTGGGAACAGGTTAATCATCCGGTTATCCGCTGCGTTAACGCTGCGGGCCACATAGGACGAGCCGAGAATCGGCGTCTTCATTAGTAATTTCCAGCGAAGATGTTAAACCGCTGGCGGGTGCCGACGAGGCTGTAAGGCAGCGACATTATATCGTCGGGGTTATTGATACGCTTAATGTTGCGCTTCGACGACATGGCAATACGCTGGACCTGGCGCGAGGGTTCAACACCAAATTCAGCCGCAATTTCGCAAGCCAAGTTAAAACGGAAAGCCCGAAGATAGCCCGGCGGGAATGCCAGCGAAGTCGCCAACGTAGCCGGCCGCGTGAGTTCTTCTACTGAAACGAAGTGCCACTCCAGTACCTTTGTCGGCACCGGGTAAACATACATTTCAATGTCGGGGTAGGACATGTTGATCCAGATGACCTGCGGATAAGTGCTGGTCACAGTTTTGACGGCGATGCCATCGTACTGCTGCTGGTTGATGATCTTTATGCCAAACGAGATGCCGTTAGCCGGGTCGCGGAAATAGGTGCTGTCGTCCAGCAGGATAGGCCGGTTGCCTACGAAGTCCCCGGTAGGGCCGAGCGTCCGGCTAATAAGACCGGGGGCCCAACTAAACACTTGATCCTGTGTTGAAAACACGGACAACCGCTCGGTATTCCACGAGTCGATCATCTGGTTAAGCGCGGACAACGCGTCTCGCGAAGTCGCTGCCGAAGGCGTTTCACCCTCGGCCAACATACCGATCAGACGCAAAGCGCCGTTGATTTGATCGCCAGCCGTGGTGGTCATTTTACAAGCCCCGATTTATCGGCGGACGCCCCCGACGACGCAGAGGCGTACTATTGATAGCAGCTTCCTTATCGTCCTTATTTATGCTTTCCGCAACTGCTGCGACAGGCGGCGTTGGGTCATCAAGTTCGTAGCGGGTCCAGCCATTTTCCTCGTCGTAAGCCGCTTCTGCTTCTAAGTTGGCAATTTTTTTGCCGTGTACGGGATGCCGCAAATAGAAGAGCATAGGGTTCCTTTTAAAAATAAGCGGCCCGAAAGCCGCTTATTTTTTACGCAATCAAAGCAAGCGCCTGAAGCCGGCTTTCAAGCTGGCTAACGCGCGTCTGGAGGTTGATGATAACCGCCAAAACCGAGTTGCCTTCGTCTTTGGTCACAAACCCGTAGGGGGTCGTAACCGTCAGATCTTGCACCGCGTAGTCCGGTGTGACGGGGGCGGTGGCCGTAATGGTCGTAAGCTGCGCAGTGAGCGCGGCTCCCTTGGCCGAATAGACCGGGTTCTTAATGGTGGCGCCATCAAGATACTGGTCTTCGTAAGCGATACCAATGGATTTGTTATTAGGCATAATCATCACCCTAAAAAATCGCCCCGGCGGTTAAAGCCGGGGCGACAGAGGTTAACCCGCGATGCGGTACAGGGAGTACGCAGCGTCGCCAGTCTTGACGGCGCGGTACAGAACGCTCTTGGAAGCAACGCCCGCACCAGAGGTGCCGGCGAGCGACCAACCGGTGCCGACCACAATCGTGGGGACGCCGGTTGAGGTAGCAACGAGAGCTACGTCAAACGAGCTACCCACCTTGGCGCTGCTGAAGGCAGCGTCGGTGATAGCTGCCGTCGGCAGGGTCAGGTTGGCTGTGCTGGACGAGGTGTAGATGACCAAGCCAGAAGCAAGATCCGCAGCGGTAAGCGTAGCGGCGGCAGTGTACGCGGTGGGGACGGTGATATTGCTGAAAACGGGCGTGTTAAGATTGCCGTCACCAACCTGATAACCGCCAGAACCATTAGGAAGAGCCATGATATTTATCCAATCCAATTAAAAAGGTGACCCCCGGCGAACCGGGGGCCAGCCAAGATTAACCCCAAATACGAACAGCCATAGGCGGCCGGATCACGCTGTAACCGTACAGAACGTCAATACGGCAAGGCATACGGTCGTTGTTGATGTCGTACTGACGAACAACGCGGAGCGAGATGCCGTTGTGAACCTGACGCGACGCCATATCGACGCCCTGCGGGAGCAGAAGGTCGGCGGTGGCGAACGTGATGGCGTTCTTCTGGTACACCAAGTTCTGCGGGTAGGCAGTCGAAGCCGCACCAACGAACGTAACGGCAGCGCCATCAACAGGGAACGCGTTGATGGTGGCTAGGGCGTTGCTCGACGTGTACATCGGCGGCGAAACCGCGATGTTCGTCCATGCGCCGCTCGAAGCCGTATTGGCTGCGGTGACGACGAACTGCTGGAGCGAACCAGTGCTTTCGCGGGTCTGCGGGTTGACCGAGAACACGTTGGCAATGGTGAACACGTCGCCGACCACGACGGTCGCCGAAGCAGTGCCGCCATCAATGCTGATGGTTGACTGGCCCTGGGTGGAAACAGTGCCATTGACGAGGATGGTGTCCGACAGCGAACGCGAGCCCGTGGTGAACTGGCGGATGGACTGCGACATATTGACTTCGTCGTAGCCCAACACGCCCGTGCCCATCATGCCCTGCTTGAACTGGCGGCTGATGGTGTCGGTCGGGTTGAAGAAGCCCTTCATGCCCTCAACCAGCCCGGCGTTAGCAGCCGGGTTGACGGTGGCATAACGGTCGTTCATCGGCGAAGCGTATTCGTTCAACTTCTGCTGGGCCTGCAACAGCACGAGCGAGGTAGCCGGCGTGGTGCCGGGAGTACCAACCGAACTGTAAATGCTCTGGAAGGAGTTGGCGACATCAGCGTCGATGCTGGACGCAAGCTGCGAAATACGAGGCTTCAGGACGCGTTCAGCGAAATCGTCCAACTGCATCGTGAGTTCGGCGGAGGTAAAGTTAACGCCGATATGCTTCTGCGAGGCAACAGTGAGCGTGGTGTACTGCTCGTTGTCGTCCTGCACCTGCAAGGCCGCGCCATCCGTGACCAGTGCCCGGTCGGGCAGACGGACGCGGAGGGTAGAGCCGATCTTGGCGCCTTCAACGGCAAAGCTATCGTCATACTGACGATTGCAGTTACGCGTCAGAACCAGGTTATTTTCCAGGATTTCCAGGGACTTCCTGGTAATCATGTCAATAGTAAGAATAGAGTTAGCCATGTGAGCCTTCCAAATTGTTAACGGTTACGGGAAGCCTCGAACTTTTTGGCCTGTCGTTGCCTATCCGCTTCGATCCAATCCGACGTAGACATGGCCTTGATAGCCCGAGGGTCGGTGGTGTCGTAGGCGGAAGAACCAGTGGTTCGTGCAGTGACAGGTGCAATAGGTGCCGGGGCGGTTGAAGTTTTTCTTACCGGGGGGTTCGACGCCATCGTGGCTTCTAGCCGTCCGATTTCCTTAGCTTGCAAAACCGCAGGCAAACGGGCGATACGATCTGCCTCTTTTGGATTAACGCCGAGATGATAAAGCAGCTCTGGCCCTATATCCGAAGATTGGATCGCTTGCGCCATCACGCTTGAGATTGAAAGCGACGGATTGTACGCAACCTGTTGAAAGTCGTCGTATTTAGCCCGGGCTTCTTCTTCTTTATCGTGGTAGGCGTCGAGAATTTTGGCTTGCTGCCTAGCGTCTTCACGTCTAGCCAGCAATTCCTCTGCTTTACGCTCGGCCAAAACCTCTGCGTAAGCCTCGGGACTCTCAAAATCACTGACGTGCAGGTTCCCTACCGAAGCGGGTGTAGCCTGCTGTTCAGCAACACGTTGAGCCTGATCTCGCTCCCATTTCCTTTGTTCACGCGCTAGGCGTTTGCCAACGATGGAGTCCAATTCTTCTTGTGTGAAGACCTTGGCAACTTCTTCCGTTGACGCATCCGGCGTAGATTTATCTTCGGTGGTTGGAGCTACCGTTAACTCCAATTCCGGCGCGGGCGTATCCGCTGTAGGAAGTTCGTTATTCACTTATGACCCCTGAGAAGTCCCTAGCGTACCGCGCTAGTGCGGTTATTCGTAAATAAATGTCAATTCCATTGTGCCGGTAGCCAGTATATACAACCCCCGGCTAAAGCCAATACCACCATCCGAGCCGCTCAACGGGTAATTTTCGCTGGCTTGCGGGGTCAAGAGGCTGATAATTGTGGGGTCCGTTGCCGTTTGTGTCGCGGAGTCATAGACCGTCACGCGAGGCGTAGCCGACGCAGAACTGCAAAAAATACCCTTCAGCTTGCCAAAACCCGACTTTATCGTGGTCTTGTTTGGCGCGCCAGCAGTTACGCTTAGGTGGTAATACTTGGCCATGTTCGTTCCTATTCGTAGATGAACGTAACACCAACGGTGCCGCCGACCACTACATACAAGCCTTTACTGAACCAGATGCCGCCATCGTCGCCCGTCAACGGATACATCGTGTGCGCGCCGGGCACAAATTCCGCAATGATTGTAACCGCGTTCGTGCCAGCGGTTGCGGAATCGTAAACAGCAAGGGTCGGTGTAGCCGACGCCGTGCTGCACATGATGCCCTTGAGCTTGCCTGCGCCTACCTTGATTTGCGTGGTGGCGCTGAGATTTAAATAATTTGCTGCCATGATCTAATCCTACGCCAAAAATCTGAGTTTGTAGAGCGTGCTAAGATACAACTCGACTACGCCGTCGATAAGGTTGTGCAACGGGGTGTCCGTTTTGGGCGCTACTTCGTAGCGGCCAGCCTCAATTTCAGCCAGTTGGTCTTCCAAAAACTCAATGATATTGGCGGTTTTCTTAGCCGACATCAGAGATATAGGGCCGATAAGACCATTACGGCCCTGGTAGGCTTCGGCAAAACCATCTGCCAAATCCACAATACCTTCGTAAAACTTTTGCAACGCCTTGTGCTTGGCGTAGCTGCGGGTGTTCAGATGGACCGAGTGCGCCACATCGCGTGCCAGGAACATCATGCCTACGAAATCAGCGGCTTTCATTGTGGTTGTCCCATATCAGGCATCTGTCCCATATCAGGCGGTGCTTCCGCGCCCATTTCCGGTGGCGCTTGCATGTCCGGCGGCGCACCCTGTTCCATAGGCGCGCGTTCGCCAGAAGGCATGACTAGGTCGCCCGAGGTCATCATACCATGAAGCGTACCCATGATTATGTCTTGGATCTGCTCGGGGTTCATGGACGCCTGCACCACGCTAATCCGCTTGGTTTCGGCGTCAAAAGCCTTAACTTCGGCCTCAAACTCCTTAACCTTCAATTCCTGCGCTTCCATAGACTGCCCGATATTCTTCAACATCCCGGTGACTTGGTTCAGTTCCTGATGCATCGCCTCGTTCAGCTTCTCGGCCTGCTGAAGTTCAGGCGACTTGTCGTCGTCTGCCAGCACACGCGGGTCAATGATCTTCTTAAACCGTGCCGCCATCTCCTGCGCCCCCGGCCAGTCCATGTTCTTTACGAACAGGTCGCCGGCCACTTGCCACAGTTGCGGGTTGGTCTGGAGGATATTGCCCATAGCGTCCAGGGCTTCCTGGCGCTTGGTCATATAGCCGGGGCCAGTTGTGACCATAACGTCGTAGGTGCCTACGGACGGGTTGTAGATCTTCTCTATGACGTTGCCGGCCTGATCGACGATCTTCTTGACGGGTTCCGGCTGCGAGGGGTTGATCTTCACCATGCCGACTTCGCCGTCGATACCCACGATGCGCGCTACGCGCTCCGTGTCGTAGATCTTCGGGATAATATCGACCAACTGCCGGGTGACGTGCCGGATCGCGCGGGCCAGGTTATCGACGTAGTGGTAGGTGCCGGTGTCACCCTGGCGCTCGCGGGCAAGGATCGCCTTACCCGAGCGTTCGTTGCTCCGCGCGCCCAGGCTGCTGTCATACTGCCCAGTTGTGGACTTGATGTCGTCCGAAGCGCCTGCCTTAGCCTGTAGGAGGCCGCTGGATGCCATCGGAGGCTGCGCCCGCTGGGGTAGTGGCAGGCTGCCGCCAGCGCCGTCTGTAACGTCCGGATTGACCTCCAGGTACGGCCAGTTGGTCGTATTGGCAGTCTTCCACTGGTTTTCGTAGCCTTCAAACTGGCCGCCGTAGCCGATAAAGGGCGCTTTGGGCGCCAGGGCCAGCATTTCGGCTTCCTGGCTAACCCAGTAGTTGTACATCCGCTGCGCGTCCTTGGCGTTACGCACAAGACCTGAGACGTGCAGTTGGCCGTCTACTTCAAACTCATTTCCGACCACGCGGACCACGGGAATCCATTGCCCGGCCCACTCGCGTTCTTCGATGACTTCGTAGCCGTTAGTTTTCATCCACATGACCTTTTTACGGTCAACAACGCGGCTTTTCAGCGGTTTTCCGCCGTACATAGCCTTCAGTTGCTTGTCTTGCGGGGTGTTAGCAAACGCCGTCAAATTGCCTGGATACAGGTTCAAAGTCGCGTTTTCGTGGTCGATATAGAAATACTCGGCAATCCGCACGGTGTCTTCTGACAGCCACTGGCTGAGAGACTGGTCGCCTACGCCCTGGGCCAGCATGGAGCTGACCGGCGCGGCGTCGGGGAACATCCGGGAGTAGTCGGCCTTGGTGACATCCTCGGTAATAAAGCACCACTGAGCGTCGGCCCCAGTCGGGTCTTGGATCGTCGGGTCCATGTAGACGCTAAACGAATTGCGAATACGGCCTATCTTCAAGTCCTGGTCGAAGCTGTCTTCGCGGCAATACTCGGTCAGGATGCGGATGTAGCCTTCGCCGTAAGTCACCTGGTTGTCGCAGGCGGTGTCGTAGGCCACGTCGGCGTCCGACATATACTCGATATGACGCACGATGCCGTCGAAGATCTCCGCGACTTCAACGTCGCCGTTGTCGTCTGCCGGGATGACCTTGCCAGACGGGCGGTTCTGCCGCTGGTCGTTGGTTACTTGGCGGACGTGCTGGGGCAGCTTGTTGATTGTCAGGCAGGGGCGCGCATTGATCGTCTGCCCCTGCACAGATCCGCGTGTTGCCAGCACGTCCGCCGGCCATTGCCACTGGTTATCTGGCGAACCGGCCATAAAGCGCAAGTCGTCCAGTTCATCCTCGCGGCTGTCGCTGTAGGCGGACATAGCCATAGTAAACCGGCTACGCATGGTAGCCAGCGTATCATTGCTGTCTTTATCGGGGGTCGGGCCGCCAACATTGGCAACCTTAGCCGCCGCAATAATACCGGTAGGGTCCATAGGGCTACTTTTTGCCTTTTTTGGCCGCGTTACGTTTTACCGAATACGCGATAGCCACAGCTTGTTTCACGGGTTTACCCGCCATTACTTCAGCTTTGACGTTAGAACGGAAAGCCGATTTGCCTGCTGATTTTTTAAGGGGCATGTTAAGATCCCATCCAGGACGTGGGTATTCCGCCGTGAGAGTACGCCGTGCGTGCCTTTGCGTCAATCGGTCGGTGTTCCCGGTGTGCTACAGGGAACGCGAACGTCACGGCTATAGCATCCGCAGCGTCAGGAGACGATAGCCCTCGGGCCTTCATGTCCTTCTTGCTTTCCAAGAATATCGAGCCCTTGCTGTCGGGTTTCATCAGGGGGCTGATGAGGTCGGACTTCAGGTACTTGTCGTTGGGTAGGGCCGCTGTCTTGAGCCACTCGCGCATGTCACCCCACATCTCGGCGCGCTTGTTGCCCCACATCATCGGGTTTTTGGCCTTATTGGCGAAGTTCACACCCCGAATCTTGTACTTTTGCTCCTTGAGGCGGTCCACGACGCCGGCGCCCAGGCCCCCTTCGTCGATGACGACCATCGCGGGCTTGTATTCCTCAATAACGTCGATCACGCGGCCCACGGTTTCCATCGTATCGTCGCCCTTATAGCGCCGGATCTCGACTATATCGCGCCCCTGGCGCACGGCGATGACCGTCGAGTCCGCCCCGAACCGGGCCGGGTCCACGCCGACGATCACCGGAGCCGTCGCGTCCTTCATCCGTGGCCGCTCCATAGCCTCAGCCACGGCGTTAACGCTTATGAACTGGTCGTCGCTGGCGTTCGGGAATATACCGTACACTTCGACGTGCGCCTGGCTGCTGTCCGGCCCGTATTCGTCGATAATCTGCTGGTACACGGCCTTGTCGGTGCCCTCGACGGTGCGAGCGTCCACTTCTTTGTTGCGCCAGAACTCCCGTTTGGAGTTAAACGTCTCGTAGAAGTACCCGGTGTTGCGCCGTGGGTTGGAAAACGCCAACCAGAAGCGGTTTGGCGTGTTTTCCGTGAAAAACCCCGCCGCGACGGACCAGATGCTGTCGTCGATACCGCTGGCTTCGTCGAATACGAGCAGCACGCCCGCGAAGTTATGCACGCCAGCGTAGGCGTCCGGATTCTCCGCCGACCACAGCCGCCCTTCAACGCCCCAGTAGCGCGTTCCCATCTTGAGGTCGCGCTCGACCAGGTCGGTTAGCCATTTGGCCGGCATGACGCGGGTGGCCGACACCTCAAACCAGTGACTTTGCAGGCTCATGGACAGCCACTTGGTTATCTCCGCCCAAGTTACCGAGCGTAGCTGCGCTTCCGAGTTGGCCGACACGAGGGTGGTAGACCCGATCCGGGTCGATAGCATCCAGATGACCAGCCAAGACACCAGCGCCGACTTGCCGATGCCGCGCCCCGAGGACGTTGACATCCGGAACGTGTCGAAGTCGGCCTTGCCGTTGTTCTGCTTGATGTGGTCGGTTAGTTCTTGCAGCACCTCGCGCTGCCACATGCGCGGTCCGTGGAAATTCTCCAGCGGCGTGCCTTTTTGCCCCCACGG